TTAGAGGTTGATTGCATCCTGGAATGTTTTCTCAATAAATTCATTCGTAAGGTGCACATATTTCTTTCTGGTAGAGCTAAGTGCATTGTCATAGATCGTGGTCATTATATGGCTGTCCTTTGCCCATCCACCGACTTCCTCGATATATTTAGAGGGTATGTTTAAATCGCTTCTAAATGAGGCTGCAAAGTGTCTTAAATCATGTAGTCCTGCAGAGACTCCACTGTGCTTGCGGAGGCGATCATATCTCTTCCACAGGTTAGTAGGATTCATTTTAAAGAGATACTCCTCTGGATCATCTGTCTGTGGCAGCAGGGCAATGATATTCTTAGGGAGGTACACAGTTCTCATTGAGTCACTGGTCTTTGGTAGCTCCTTATATTCATAGGATCCTGCAGGAGTGATCACCATATCTGCATGTACCGATACGCTGCAGAGATCCCTTGAGATATCCTTCTGCTTAAGTGCGCAGATCTCCCCTCGTCTTAAGGATCCGAAGGCAGCCAGACACACAATAGCCTTCTGGATCTCGTCTGCATTCTTAAGAAGCGTGTAGACTTCTGAGATATCTGGTGTGTTAAGCTTGCGCTTGATCTTCTGAGGATATCGCAGCTTAAACTTTCGATCATTGCCTGCGTAGTCTAGGACGGATAGCAGGAAGCCGATCCTGTTCTTGATAGTCTTTTGAGATACACTGACACTCATATCATTTATTATTCTTTGGATATCCTGGGTAGTTACATCTGCTGCAGCCATATAGAATAGCTGCTCAAAATACTGTTTCATCTTCTGATAGTTCACAATAGTAGAGGGGCTTAAGATCTTGGAACGATCCGCAATGTAATTGTCTATAGCCTTCTCCACTGACTGAGGCGAGTACATATCTGTCTTTACATCCAGTACCCATGCTGCTGCCATATTTTCAGACATGAGCTTAGCTCTCTTAGAGTCTCCCTGGCAGGAGTCTGGGTGCACAGTAAATGATTTACGGACAAGCTTGCCTCCGATCTTCTTTGATACCTGCGTGCGCCACGCACCACTAGGTAACTTTAATGCTTTAGCCATCTGCGCCTCCTTTTTACCACCGAGACTCAACGCCATTGGCACAATCACTGTAGCCATCTTTGTATGCTTCTGAGTACATCTCGTTATAATAGATATCGTGGTCTTTGAAATTAGTAAGTCCTTCCTTGAGACCTTCATCATATCCAGTTTCGTATCCAGTCTCGTACCCTGCATCAAAGTATTCCTCTTTGCTTTCTGCAGAGTAGTAAGAAGCTGTGACTTTTGGTTTTACATCCTGTGGTTTAATAGATCTTGCAATAGCTGCAACAGCTATTGTGTAAGCGAGGAATACTGCTACATAAATGATCTTTTTCATAGGCGGCACCTCCTTTCACTTTATGCGCCTAAAGTTTCCGCATGATCCCTTTTTACATCTAATAGTTTACACACTGCTGCCTTTGTACCTTCATCTGCAGAGCGATAGGCAGTAACGAGAGCTTGCTCCTCTCTGGTTATGCCTAGCTTGATCGCTGCTGCATCTTCTTTCTCCTCACTCCATCCCATGAGATAACCAGGAGAGCAACGTAATACTTTAGCCAGTGGCTCAATGGCTGTGATAGGAAGCTTCTCTATCTCATTTGACTCATACCTATACACAGTAGCTCTGGATATATGAAGAGCCTCAGCAACTTGATCTGCGGTGAGCCCTAGTTCTTTCCTTCTGTTCTTGATAATCTCGTAAATTTCCATAGCATCCTCCATATGAAAATTATACTTTAAATGTCGCATATATGCAATATCACATCTAGTATATCAGAGAACAATTTATCAGAAATGCGAAAATATTTATTGACAAGATATTGTGGTAGTGATAATCTGAATACAAGAAGTCGCAGAAATGCGACAGGAAGGAGGACAAGAAAGCATGTGTAACACAATGAAGCTTAAGGGCAAGATAAGAGAAAACGGAATGACAGTTAAGGAGTTTGCAAGAGCTATCCACATTGACATAGCTACATTATACAGACGCTTTGAGAAGGGAGACACCTTTACAGTGGGCGAAGTTAGCAAAGCGGTAGAAGTATTGAAGCTTACAGAAGAGGAGGCGCTTGCTATTTTTTTGCCCTCAATGTCGCAAAAATGAGATTGCAAGGTAAATAAAAAGGGAAGGAGGTACACATGACAGATGATGATTTAAGAGGGCTGATCAGTAAGTACATGGAGATACGCCACGTTAAATCACTTGAGGCTCTGAGGGTACGCTGCGTGACAGTAAGTAAACCTACTTTCCTCAAGAAGTGGCACAACTTCAAGACGTTTACTATTGAGGAGCTGCTCAATATCTTTAACTACCTAAAGATACCTTATGAAGAGCGGCAGGATGTATTCAAGAGTTTAAAAGGATGAGGGAGATGAGAAGAAAGATACCTACGCTGATAATGGCGTGTGTGGTCGGTGGGATCTTTGGTATGTGTCATATGCAATCTGCTATGAGCGCTACTCCCTGGTGGGAATTAAATAAGCCAGAGCCTGTGATCTACGAGGTTGAGCTAGAGCCTATAGTGGGTACGCAGGTGGAGATAGAGGCAGTAACAGATTACATTGACGAGGACATACCTATAGAGATCCAGGAGGCTGCAAAGAAGTGGGGAGAGATATACGATATCTGCCCAGAATTTTTAGAGGCAATGGCATTCAAAGAGTCGAGCTATGATCCTGCAGTCAGCAATGGTAATTGTCTGGGGCTTATGCAGGTCAATCCGAGATGGCATGGAGACAGGATGGAGCGGCTAGGAGTCACTGATATTTACGATATTGATGGCAACATGGCAGTAGCTGCAGATTATCTGGCAGAGCTCTTTGAGAAGTACAAAGATCCTGCAGTAGTACTCATGGTATATAACGGAGACTCAAGGTGGGAAGAGAAAGGATACATAAGTGATTATGCACAGGCGGTACTTGATCTCTCAGCAGATCTTGAGAGGAAACATGGAAAGTAATAGAGCACCGATCTGCGGGTATCAGTGCTCTGAGGTTATCAAAACTGGATACAGTTTCAACACATTTATTTTAGCACGTAACTAAGGAGGTTATCAACTTTATGGGATCAACATTATATGAATTAACAGAGGAATTTTTAAATCTATTATCTATGGCAGAGGATCCAGACGTAGATCCTCAAGCCTTCAAAGATACTTTAGAAGGTCTTGAATACGAGGTAGAGCTTAAGGCAGACGCATACGCAAAGATCATCAGACAGGTAGAGGGAAACATTGCTACTGTAGACGCTGAGATCAAGAGACTGCAGGGTTTCAAGAAGCTCCTTGAGGGTAACGTAGATACAATGAAGGGCAATCTTGAAAACACCATGAAGGTTACAGGCAAGACAAAATTCAAGACTGATCTTTTTAGTTTCAGAATCCAAAAGAATCCTGCATCAGTAGTGATCGACAACGAGGATGATGTACCACCAGAGTACCTTAAGATCACACCAACAGTTAATAAGACTGCTATTAAGAAGGCTATTGAGAGTGGCGAGGATATTCCTTATGCACACCTTGAGCAGTCAGAGTCTCTTAGAATCCAGTAAGGAGGGTGCATATGGCTATTACATTTGAGAATATCCAGGAAGCAAACAAAGTCATAAAGACTATGCCTATCAAGAGATGGGATAAGAAAGCGGGTAAAGAGATCTCAAAAGACTACGCAGTAGTTAATGAGAGAGTGAAGGCATTCAGAATGCTTTACCCTACAGGAGCTATTGTTACAGATCTTCTCAATGATGATGGAGAGAGATGTGTATTTAAGGCTACAGTCTTTGATGATGCAGGCAAGGTACTGGGAACAGGCACAGCGTTTGAGCTTAAGAATGCTTCTAATATCAACAATACATCATACATAGAAAATTGCGAGACTTCTGCAGTAGGAAGAGCGCTTGCTATGTGTGGCATAGGGATAGATGTATCAATAGCAAGCTATGAGGAAGTTGCTAACGCAAAACTCAACCAGAAGGAGGAAGAGATGCAGCCACTACCACAGATTAAAGAGGATAAGCCTAAGAAGGCAGCAGCCAAAAAGGAAGCAGCACCTAAGCAGGAAGAGCAGCAGGAGCCTACACCAGAATCAGCACAGGCGCAGGGTGCATATCCTTCCAGAGAGGAAATGATCAAGATAGCATACGAGCATTATCCGAAGGGCAGCAGCCCTCATCAGAAGCTCCTGGCAAGCTTTGGAGTTAATGAGCTTGAAAAGGCTTCCACTGCCCAGTTAATGGCTGTGTATAGCAAGTATGCAAAGTGATTATGTGTACATAAAGGTTACCAATGATGTGTACGAGCTGCCTGTGTGTGTCCGTGATAATTTGACAGAGCTTGCAGAAGCCTGCGGATACACGAAGGGCAGCATAAAGTCAGAGATCAGCCACGCTAAGCATGGCAAAAAGACTTTGTTTTATAAGGTCTATGTAGGAGAAGAGGATGGATCTTAGTGGAAGCATAAAGGGTATGCAGATTGACTACTACACCAGAAAGACTCTGATCACTTTAGAAGTCAACGAGCAGCCAGTAGGAATAGAGAAGCTCATGGATAAGGTGCTGAGCATAAAGCTTACCCTCTTTAGAAAGAAGAGAAGCCTGGACTCCAATGCATATTTCCACGTGTTATGTGACAAGCTGAGGCAGACACTGGGCATATCAATGGCAGCTATGAAAAATGATCTGATCACTACTTACGGACAGATCTGGTACATGGATGATGGGCAGGCATTCATATATAAGACCAATGCCACGCCAGAGTTTATACGAGAGAGGGAAGAGGTACACCTTGAGCTCATAAAGATAGGCGAGGATGGAGCGTACTGGTACAGAGCTTACAGAGGATCTCACACATATAACACTGAGGAAATGGCAAGGCTTATACAGGGCACAGTAATGGAGTGTAAGGATCATGGTATCGAGACTGCTACGCCAGAGGAGATCGAGCGTATGCAGCGATTATGGGAGGGGCGATTACATGAACAAGGATCCAAAGATAAGGGGCAGATCATGCAGGAATAAGGGAGCCAATGGCGAGCGAGAGCTTGCTAATCTGATCAGAGATACCTGGGGTTATGAAGTAAAGAGAGGGCAATGCTTTAACCATCAGAGTGATCTTGTAGGGCTTCCTGGAATACACCCAGAAGTAAAGAGGGTGGAGAAGCTAAATATCTATGAGGCTATGGCGCAGGCTATTGAAGAGTCACAGAAGAGGGAGGACGGACTTCCTACAGTCTTTCATAGACGAAATAACAAAGAATGGTTAGTGACCATGAGGCTCACTGACTGGATGGATTTATTGGGGGCGTGGATAGATGTCAAAGAGAAGTAGCTTTGTTATATATGACTCCTGGGGCAAGATGATAAGAAACATGCCTGCGGAGAAGGCGGGAGAGTTAGTGCAGATCATGATTGCTCACGCCATAGATGGAGAAGAGATCACTACAGATGATCCAATGATATCTGCCATGTTTGCAATGATCAAAGATAAGTTAGATGAGGATGGAGCGAAGTATCTAGCTAAAGTAGAGAACATGAAAAACAACTCTAAAAACAATTCAGAACGAAATCGTACCGAAATCGAAACGAAATCGAAACGAAATCGTACTGAAAACAGTGGTGATACTGAATCTGTATCTGTATCTGTTACTGATACTGTATCTGTTACTGATAATGAGTCTCCTACGGAGACAAAAAAGAAAGTAAAGAAAGAAAAAGCACCCACGCTTACGCTTGATCAGATGGATAGCATGATTGATGAGTCCTTATTATCAACTCCTCTGCTTAGCAAGATCAAGGACTGGGTAAGGTACAAGCAGGCACGCAATGAGCCTTACAAAGAGATGGGCTTTAAGTCCTTGCTATCTCAGATCCATAAGTACGAGATGCAGGATGGAGTAGACGCAGTTATTGATGTTGTGGATCTATCAATGAGCAATGACTGGAAGGGAATTATCTGGGAGAAGATAGAGCACCATAACAAGGCACAACCTAACAGGGGGCAATCTGTAGATTGGAGCAAGGTATGACAAGGGATGAGACCAAGAAAATCATCATGGCAATGGCTGCTGCCTATCCAAACTATCATCCTATGGATCCCAGGCAGACAGTAGATACCTGGGCTGCTATGCTTGCAGACTATGACTATAACCAGATGGCAGATGCGCTGCAGAGATATATCCTCAGTGATCGCAGTGGCTTTGCTCCTTCTATAGGGCAGCTTGTGGGAATACTTGCAGAGAAAGATAACCAGTTCATGGAGCCACTGGCAGCCTGGGCGCTTGTGTTTAAAGCTATAGGCAGGTCTGGTTATGGATCTGTTGAGGAGTTTGAGAAGCTCCCGCCAGAGATCCAGGAGGCAGTAGGTAGTGCAGCTAACCTGTATGAAATGTCTCAGATGGATACTGGCACAGTGAATAGCGTAGAGCAGTCACACTTTATCAGTGCATACAGAGCAGTGATCAACAGACGCAAGGTAGATATAGCGCTCCCGCCTAAGCTCAGATTGTATGGCGGGCAGAAGCAGGAGGCTATAGAGGGATGAGAAGTATTATACCAGGTGACAAAGAAAATTGGTGTTTTATTTGTGGATCCTATGACAGGATCGAGGAACATCATATCTTTGGAGGATCAGACAGGCAGATCTCTGAGAAGTATGGGCTCAAGGTGCACCTGTGCAACGCTCATCATCATGGTACCAGTGGTGCTCATGGCAGAGATGGATCCAAGCTGCAGCAGTATCTGCATGAGACTGGGCAGCAGGAGATTGAGAAGAGATGGCAGGAGCAGGGGTTATCTGCAGACGAGGCGAGACAGAGATTTATGCGGGAGTTCAGAAGATCATATTTGTAGGGAGGATATATGCGGATACTCACAAAAAAGCAGCTCAAGAGAGCTGAGGATATTTTGACATACATGTATATCCAAAACCTGCAGGAGGGCAAGGGCTTAGAGGATTGTATAAGCATGAACAGAAAAATACAGTGGCTCTCTAAGGTTGTCCTGGGTAAGAAGGCAAAGGATATACCAGACATGGCGCACGATATTATGCGCAGGAGGCTTTATGAAAACAAAACCAAAGAAGAGCGAAGCGGCTCATAGGTGCTGCATATGTGACAACCTGGTAGGTGGCACGCCTGGGATAGATTTTCAGATAGTTGTCAATCGTGGTGATACTAAGTACTACTGCGAGAAGTGTGCTGAGAAGCTAAGGAGGGGAGAATGAAGAAGTTAAGTGAAATACTTGAGAGCAAGAGGATCATCACAGGAGTAGTAGCCTCAGACGGAGGAAGCGGCTTTATAAAATTTCCTCTGTGGCAAGGCACTGTTGTGTGGTCTACAGGAGCGGGATGGGATCACGTATCTGTATCTCCTTCCAGGAAGAGAGATCTGCCTACGTGGGATGATATGTGCAAGCTCAAAGATATCTTTTTCTACGAGGATGAGGCTGTGATCCAGGTACATCCACCAAAGGATCAGTATGTGAATAACGTAGACAACTGCCTGCACCTATGGAGATGCACATACAAGGAGATGGTGCTGCCTCCTAGTGTCCTGGTAGGGATCAGAGAAGGGCAGACACCAGAGGAAGTAAGAGAAGAGATCAAAGCTGCCTATGAGATGGCAGGAGAAAAATATTAAGGGGAGGATAAAGGAATGATCAAAGAAGTAAAGTTTAATGAGCTGCCAGATGTGAAGATCAAGGTGCGTTTCAATAACGCAGAGGATCTTGTAACTGCAGGCAAGCTTGGAGTGCTTGAGGTAGGATACGAGCTTGTGACAGAGGATATTGACGGAGTAGCAGTGTTTGAGGTTGCTGATATCCGTAAGAAAAAGATCATCCTCTGCAGGAAGTACCTGCTTAAAGATGAGAGAGCAATGGGCGCAGAGGGAGAGCTTCTTACCTGGCTTGATAATGAGTACTATGAGAGCTTGCCCACAGATCTCAAGGAGCTCATGAAGGCAAGGAAGGATAGCATGGTATTCCTGCCTAAAGAGGTTGAGGTATTTGGTGAGCATGTGTATAGCTCAGAGGAAGAGAAGGGCAGACAGTGGGAGATCTTCAAGAGAGTTAAAAAGAGGATCAGAGCTTTCTCTGCAGAGGATGAACACAGCAGGTGGTACTGGCTTGCTTCTCCTTATGTGAGCACCTCCACTGACTTCTGCGCTGTGAACGCGGCAGGAGCTGCGGGCAACACCAACGCTTCCGCTTCGCATGGCGTTCTCCCATGCTTCTGCTTATCGCTGCAGTAAGCAGCTATCTTTATAATCTGCCCTCCGCACAGGAGGGCACTATCTGAGGGGCAGTGATATGAAGGGGATTATAGAAAAAATTGTACTTGCCTGCGTCTGCGCATTCATGCTGTGGATTGCATGGATCGCATATGCGATAGGCATGGTGAGGTGACAATGGGTAATTTATTGTACATAGTACTGGGGATCTTATTACTCCTGCTAGGTTATATAGACTGGCAGGATGCAAAAGAAAATTTCTTTGATGAAGAGGAGGACGATAACAATGGAATTGAAAGACACAATCGAGATGATGCAGAGTGAGGACTACAAGGAGAGATTTAAGGCTGAGTACTACCAGTTAAAGATCAGACTTGAGAAGCTCCACGCAATGACAGTTAAGTATGAGGCAGGCAAGCTTGAGTTTAAGCCTACATGTTCACTAAATCTGCTGCTCAGACAGGAAGCTCACATGATCGAGTACCTGCGTGCGCTTGAGGTTAGAGCAAAGGTAGAAGGGATAGAGCTATGAGTAAGGTACAGGCGTACATAGTAGAGCACCATGATACAGACAATGCTGCTGCAGTCAAAATGACTGAGGATCAAAAGAAGGCACTTGAGTGGCTTATAGACTGGGCAGATCTGAATATATCAGTAGGTCTCCCTAATGACATGATCGCAGTAGATCTTGCAGGTAAGGAGTAGCAGATGTTTGTAATAGGTTTAGTAGTTGGGTTATTGGTAGGTGGAGCGTTCACGTATCCACTGGCAGCGCTTATGCTTGCTTCATCCATGCACAATAAGGAGGCAGAGGATGAGTAAGAGCTTGAGCGCATTCATGTACGGACAAAAGAAACTTGAGAAGGAGGTTAGGGAAGTTGAACAAAACAGTATTGATGGGCAGGCTCACGAAGGATCCAGATGTGAGATACTCGCAGGGGCAGGAAGCAACATGCATAGCAAGATATACCCTTGCAGTAGATAGAATGAAAACAAAGAATAACCAGGATCCAGGAGCAGACTTCATATCATGCGTGGCTTTTGGTAAGCGAGGAGAGTTTGCTGAGAAGTATCTCAAAAAGGGCATGAAGGTTGCGATCACAGGAAGGATCCAGACAGGAAGTTATGACGCAAAGGATGGGCATAAGGTCTATACCACAGATGTAGTAGTTGAGGAGCATGAGTTCTGTGAGAAGAGAGAAGGCGCTGCAGCACCTGCTGAGACTCAGCCAACTGCAGATGATGGCTTTATGAACATACCAGATGATATCCAGGAGGAGCTGCCATTTAACTGATAAGGAGGGGTGTATGAGTACTGTTGATGTATTGGAGTTAATACCTTATGGGCATGATAATGCAATTACCATGCATGAGCTTGAAGATCAGAGCGGGCTGAGCAATCGAGATATAAGGAAGGCGATAAGCAGCAGCAAAGATCTCATAATCAATCTACAGGATGGATATGGCTATTTTAAACCTCTTGATGATGAGGGGGAATTAGTGGAGATATGGAGAGCAATAACTCACTCAAGAGTAAAAGAGCTAACGAACAGAGAGAAGCAAGCAAGGACTTGGCTTAAAAAGTAAAGGAGTCAATAATGCCTGGTACGAGATTTAAGCAAGACGCTTATGCTAAGTGTCCGTACTATTGCAAGGAGACTCCTGTAGAGGTAAAGTGCGTTGGGATTTGCGGGGATCACACGCTACATCATTTTCCAAGTGGTGCTGCGAAGAGAGAATTTAAAGCAGACTTCTGCCAGGGATTTTACTGGAATTGTCCTTGCTATATAGCACTGGTAACAGATGGCAAGTAAAACTATGAAGCTCCTAGATGTAATGTCTAGGGGCTTTTTAGGGTGCTCTATATTTCCAGGTATCAAACCATGATAATTAAAGAAGGGCGTAAGAAAAATAATATGCTGACACCTAAGCAGGAAAGGTATGTAGAAGAGCTTGTAAAAGGAAAGAGCCAGAGAGAAGCATATAGAGTTGCGTATCCCAAGAGCCTTAAGTGGAAAGACGCTGCAGTAGACGTAAGAGCCTCGCAGCTTCTGAAAATAAATAAGGTATTCATAAGGTATAACGAGCTTATGGAAGAGGCTAAGAGCAAGGGCGGGGATGATGCAACGAGCATGAGGGCATTCATTATTGATCAGCTCAAGAGGATAGCCACAGGCGAAGGGCAGGATACTTCCGAGGTATATAACGCAGAGGGCGATCTGCTGCAATCAAGGAAGGGCTCAAGGCAGGTGGATAGAATCAATGCTCTTGCTAAACTGGCTGAGATCTATGGGATCAGTGCTGCAGAAGATAAGGAGTCATTCAGCATCATACTGCAGAAGTCGGAGGGCTACGATACATGAAGCTATATCTGGGAGAGCCTAACGAGAAGCAGAAGCTATTCCTCATGGATCATCACAAGCATGTTGGCTATGGTGGTGCACGTGGAGGAGGAAAGTCCTGGGCGCTGCGCACTAAAGCTATATTGCTATGTGGTAAGTTTGCGGGCATACGTGTGTGCCTGGTACGAAAGACTTACCCAGAGCTTGAGCAGAATCATATCGTGCCGCTCAAGTCCACGCTGCATGGCATAGCCAAGTACAATAAGTCGGAGAAGCAATTCACTTTTCCCAATGGCTCCATAATCAAGCTGCAGTACTGCAGGAATGATACAGACCTTGAAAACTTCCAGGGCGTAGAGTTTGATGTGATATTCATTGATGAGGCTACAAACTTCACAGAGTATCAGCTCAAGACTATAGCCGCCTGCTGCCGAGGAGTAAATGATTTCCCTCACAGGATATACTACACCTGCAACCCAGGAGGAGCAGGGCATGGATATATCAAAAGGATCTTTATAGATCGCAACTATGAAGAGGGCGAGGATCCAGAGGAGTACAACTTCACGCAGGCACTTGTGCAGGATAATGATGCGCTCATGGAAGCTGATCCAGATTACCTGCGCTTCCTTGAACAGCTACCACCAAAGCTCAAGAAGGCGTGGTTATATGGAGACTGGGATATCTTTGAGGGGCAGTTCTTTGAAGAGTTCACAGATAACCCAGATCATTACATTGACAGACAATGGACTCATGTTATTGAGCCCTTTGATATTCCCCCAGGATGGAAGATCTACAGGTCTTATGACTTTGGTTATAGTAAACCATTTAGCTGCGCATGGTGGGCAGTAGACTATGACGGAAGATTATACAGGATCCTGGAATTATATGGATGGACTGGTATACCCAATGAGGGCGTGAAGTGGAGTCCAGATAAGCAGTTTGCAGAGATCAAGAAGGTAGAGGAGCAGCACCCTTACCTTAAGGGCAAGCAGATAAACGGAGTCGCAGATCCTGCTATATGGGCAGCAGATACAGGCGAGTCGGTGAATGATGTAGCTGTGAGGCACCACATCTATTTTCAGAAGGGTGATCACCAGAGAATTGCGGGATGGATGCAGATGCATTACCGCATGGCGTTTGATGAGAATGGTATCCCCATGATGTATATATTCTCAAACTGCAAGGCATTTATAAGAACGATCCCTCTACTTATGTATGATGATACAAACGTAGAGGATCTTGATACAGAGCTAGAGGATCACGTGGCAGACGAGGCGAGATACATGTGCATGTCAAGACCTATCAAGCCGCAGCTAGGAGCTAAGAACATCAAAGCAGAGGATGATCCACTCAACATGAGAGCAAAGAGAAAGAAATCTATTTATGTGAGGAGAGGATAATGGCAAACAATAATGCACCTAACCAGTATGTGCAGAGAGACCAGAGATTTAACAGACCACACCGCACAGGCAATGTAAACAAGGAGAAAAACAATACAGACTTTAACAGAGGACTCAATGCAGGCAGTGAGAACAGCCTGCCTATGCAGCCCTCAGAAGATCAGATTAAGGCTGTCATGGCACAGGATGCACCCACGCAGCAGCAAAGACCATCCCCCACTGCAGCAGGTGCTCCTGTTCCTCCCCCCAGGCAGAGGGCATTGCCTATAGGACAGAACGAAGTGCGCAAGGGCATGGAGATCCTGCGGAAGTATAAGAAGGGCAAGCAGAATCTTGAGGATAAGATCACCCGCAATGAGAAGTGGTGGAAGATGCGCCACTGGGATCTCATGGAGACAGAGTACACTGCAGATGATCCTAAGCCTGCCAGTGGATGGTTATTTAATGTGATCATCTCTAAGCATGCAGATTACATGGACTCATTTCCTGCCTCAGATATCCTGCCACGTGAGGAGGGAGACGTAGAGGAAGCGCAGAGACTTTCCTCCATCATCCCTGTAGTCATGAGGCAGAACGATTACAAGAAGGTGTACTCGCAGGAGGCATGGTACAAGCTTAAGCATGGCACAGGAGTCTTTGGAGTATTCTGGGATAATCAGAAAATCAACGGACTGGGAGATGTAGCAATCAAGTCTATGGATCTGCTTTCAATATTCTGGGAGCCAGGAGTAACAGATATCCAGGACTCAGAAAACCTATTCACTGTAGAGCTTGTAGCCAATGCTAAGCTTGAGCAGCAGTACCCTCAGTGCAGAGACAACCTCTCAAGCACACAGGATACCCTCATCAAGAAGTACATGTATGATGAGTCAATAGATACTACAGGCAAGAGCGCAGTCATTGACTGGTATTACCATAAAGTGATCAATGGCAAAAAGACTCTGCAGTATATCAAGTTTGTAGATGATATCGTGCTCTATGCTACAGAGAACGATACGCAGGTGCCTACAGAGATCAAGCTACAGCCAGTACTTGACCAGGCAGGCAGACCTGTGCTTGATCAGATGGGGCAGCCAGTTATGACACAGGTAGAGGTACCTGTAGGCAAGAGCATGGCAGAGCGTGGTCTCTATGATCATGGCAAGTATCCTTTTGTATTTGATCCACTGTTCCCAGAGGCAGGCATGCCTGTAGGCTTTGGATTTGTAGATGTATGTAAGAATGCGCAGGCTTCCATTGACGTATATAACAATGCCTTTGAGAAGAATGTGCAGTTTGTAGCTTCACCCAGATACCTTACAAGGAATGACGGAGGTATCAACGAGGAAGAGTTCAGCAATCCTAATCAGCTCCTGGTACACACAGATGGAAACCTGGGAGAAGATAGCCTTGCTCCTATTAACACTCCTACGTTTATCAATGGTAACTATATTGAGATCTTGAATCATAAGATCACAGAAATGAAGGAGACTGCAGGCAACAGGGATGCAACAACAGGAGGCACACAGGCAGGCGTGACTGCTGCCTCTGCTATTGCAGCTATCCAGGAGTCTGCAGGTAAGACAAGTAGAGACCAGATCTCCACTACATACGAGACTCACAAAGAAGTTGTGTACCTGGTGATCGAATTGATCAGACAGTTTTACAATGCGCCTAGACAGTTCCGTATCGTAGGGCAGGGAGGCAAGCAGGAGTTCACAAGCTACTCCAATGAAGGACTGCAGCCACAGTACCAGGGCGAGGACTTTGGTGTAGACATGGGCTATAGAGTTCCTGTATTTGATATCGAAGTCAAGGCAGAGAAGGAGAGCGCATATACTCAGCTATCACAGAATGAGCTTGCGCTGCAGTTCTATAACCAGGGCTTCTTTAACCCTCAGTATGCAGACCAGGCACTTGCCTGCATAGATATGATGGACTTCCAGGGCAAGGGCTCAGTGATCGAGAAGATACAGAGCAATGGTACTTTGTATCAGAAATTCCTGCAGATGCAGCAGCAGATGTTACAGATGGCTGAGATGATTGATCTCATGGGCAAAGAGAGGGGCAAGGAGTACCACATGGCTGAGCAGATGGCAGACAATGTTAATGCTGAGCTTGATATGCAGGGAGCTCCTAGAGGATCAGCCCGCATGCCAGAGACTTCACTTGGAGAGTCTGAGGTAACAGCCAATGCCAGGGAGAGAGCAAACAATGCAACCACACCGAGGTAAGATATGACGCAGATTACTTATAATCTTTCAGATGATGAGTTCAGCATATTGTGCCAGGGGCACGCAGGATACGCAGACGCAGGCAATGATATTGTCTGTGCTGCGATCTCCACCCTCACGCAGACTCTCGTAAAACATATGGAGATCGTGGCAGATGAGTACCAGGCGCACGCAGATAAAGGAGAGCTCTTCTGCAATGCCAGAGGCGTAGTAGCTGTGGAGTGTTTTAAGCTTGTACTCACTGGGCTTAGGATGTTGCAGGCAAACTACCCACGATATTTAAAGATCGTGGAGGGGTGCACTATTTTTACAGATAATGATTTGAAATAATAATCATAGAAAAAAAGGTCGTGACTTACCACAGATGGAGAGAAAGGAGCTTTATGCCCTACAAAGATTTTGACCTTCAACTCTTTGGAGAGGAAGGCGCAGACATGGCAGGAGCCGATACAGGCTCAAGCGGGATCGCCACCGCAGACGCAGGAAATCTTGGAGCCGAAGGAGTAGCTACTGGAAGCACAGGAGAGCAGGTCGCACCTGCAGGCATGGATCAGAATGTTGAAACTGCACCACAGGCTGAGGAAACCTGGGATGATCTGATCAAAGGGAAGTTTAAGAAAGACTATGACAAAGCCATTAAGAGCGCTATTAACAAGCGCTTCAAGAATGACAGAGGGCTGCAGAGTCAGATCGACTCAATAGATCCTATTGTCAGAGCAATGGCAGATCGCTACGGAGTTAAGCCTAACCCAGATGGCTCAATCCCTATTGCGGCATTACAGGCAGCTATCGACAACGATAACTCTTTCTATGAGAAGGAGGCGTTTGAGAGGGGCATATCTGTAGAGGAGCTTAAGAGATCTAAGCAGATGGAGCGTGAGATCTCCATGCTTAAGAATCAACAGGCTCAGTCTGAGAGAGACAGACAGTGGCAGGAGGTTGTCACACAGGCAGAAGCCACTAAGCAGATGTATCCTAACTTTGACCTGGACGCAGAGATGAGCGATCCAAACTTTGGTAGGCTACTCGCCACCATGCAGAAGGCAGGAATGCCTAATGCAGTACAGACTGTATATGAGGTTATCCATAGGGATGAGATCATGAGCGGGGCAATGGCATTCACTGCCCAGAAAGTAGCAGCTAAGGTTGCGAACAGTGTACAGTCTGGGATGAGCAGACCTTCTGAGAATGGAGTGGGGCAGCAGAGCACAGCTTCCGTAGGAGCGGTAGATCCTTCTAAACTTACCAGAGCACAAATAGACGATATTAAAATGCGTGCTGCTCGTGGTGAGCGTATCATCTTCTGAGGCACGTAACACCATAGGAGGATTGAAAAATGAAAGATTTATGGTTTGATATTCAGCTCTTTGCGAATCCAAACACACAGACAACAGACAAGGCTACAACAGGGAATGATCTTTCCCCTACAATGAAAACATTCTACAAGACTTCACTTCTTGAGAATGCGAGAAACGAGCACTACTACAACCAGTTCGGACAGAAGCAGCCGCTTCCTAAGAATGGTGGTAACAAGGTAGAGTGGAGAAAGTTCGACACCTTCAAGAAGGCAACTACTCCTCTTACAGAAGGCGTAACACCAGACGGAAACACAGTAAACATGACAAAGATCGAGAAGGCTATCGCTCAGTATGGCGATTACACAACCATCTCAGATCGTCTTGAGCTTGAGGCTGTGGATCCTGTTATCGTAGGTGTAACAGAGGAGCATGGTGCACAGGCAGGTGATACCCTTGAGGTTATCACACGTAACGAAGTTATCACTGGTACTGTAGTAGAGTACGCAGGATCAAAGACTTCAAGAAAGACACTTACTAACAGTGATCTGCTCACAGCAACACTTGTCAATAAGGCTGCAACAGCCCTCAAGAAGATGAAGGCTCCTACAATCAATGGCAAGTACATTGCCATCATCCACCCATCAGTAGCTTTCGATCTCAGAGAATCTGCAGGATGGATTGACGTACACAAGTACGCTAACCCTACAGAGATCTACAATGGTGAGATCGGTGAGCTCCACGGAGTAAGATTTATCGAGGATACAGAGCAGAAGATCTGGAAGGGTGAGCCTCTCACAGAAGATGCAGCTAACCTCACAGTAGGATCAAACGTATCTGCAAGCACAACAGTACCTGTAGCTGAGGCTATTACCGCAGATGAGGCAGCAGCTCTCGCAGGCAGACCTATCCTTATCGGTACTGTATCTGCTACAATCGCAAGCGCTACTGCAGGATCAGCAGGCAACGCTTCACTCACAACATCTGCAGCAGTTACTGTATCTAAGGATGATGTTGTATATCCTGGCGAAGGTGGTGCAGGCAACGTAGCAGTATATGCAACTGTATTCTTTGGTAAGGATGCATGGGGCATTATCGAGCCTTCCGCAGAGTCTCTTGAGGTTATCGTAAAGCAGAGAGGTAGCGCAGGCACATCTGATCCTCTCGATCAGAGAAGCACAGTAGGTTGGAAAGCTTCTCATGCAGCACAGATCCTCTATGATGAGAGAATCGTGCGTGTAGAGTCTGGCTCAAGCTATGGCTCAGATGATGAAGCCAACTAAGAAGGAGAGTAAGTATGGCAACAAATAAAAAACCTGTTGAGGAAGTAACAGAGGTAGCAGCAGCTAAGGCACCTGTTGATCCCTGGAAAGAGAAGGTAACAATCTTCATACCTAGAGCAAACAACGGAGAAGCTAACTACAAGATAGTTGGTGTAAACGGAAGGATGTTCAAGGTACAGAGAGGCATTAACGTAGATGTGCCTGCTCCTGTTGCAGAAGTTCTTCAGCACAGTTTTGAGGCGCAGGAAGAGGCAATACGCTTCATAGACAAGGTAGCCTCTAACTAAGCAGTAAGTACGAGGGAGAGGGCATGATCCTCTCCCTTAATTTTTTAAGGAGAAAACTAATGGCAACTGTAGCACAGACAATCGAACAGTTTAATACTGAGTACCCTAACCAGGTGGATGATGCGCTTAAGGTTACGTGGCTTAGAAAGTGTGAGCAGATGCTCATTAACGAGATCTACATTCAGCATGAGCATGATCTTGAGGATGAGTCAAAGCTCAAGCTCAGTGTGTCTGGCTCAACGCTTGTTATCACGAGAGCGGGTACTTTCGCTGATCATATCTCTAACTTTGATATGGATACAGAGCTGCTTGTGCCAGAGCCCTATGATGATCTGTACCTGCATTACCTTGCTCAGAGGGTTGCATACAATACCAATGACAAGACCAGGTATAACACTGCGGCTACTATGTACAACAATGCCCTCCTTACCTATCAGCAGTATTTCAACAGGACTTACAAGGCGATCACTCCTAGTAAGAAGTTGTTTGACCACAACAATCTGTAAAGGAGGTAGGCTATGTATTTACCTAATATAAGCGAGGAAGGCATTTCAAAAGCGTTTATTGATCAGTGGCTAGGGTATAACCATAACTACAAGGTAGGAGATGGTGAGTTCTTTGACTCAAACAACCTCTCATCTGATCAGTTCCCACTGCTATCTCCCAGGAAGGTGCGTACTAATCTCACTAACCTCACAGAGGAGGGAGACGATCTCCCAGTTATGAGAGGTGTGATCCAGGTAGGTACAGATATCTGGGCACTGTGGGATAAGTACCTGTGGAATATCTCTACAGATATCCAGACAGATATCTCAGACATACTGGATGGAGACTACACATCTGAGCAGACACTGCTTGTCATGGGATCATACCTTTTAATGTTCCCTCTTAAGGCGTACATAAACCTCAACGATCTCACGGATATGGGGCTCATGGAGGCAGAGTTTGAGGCACCAGAGAATATCACAATAACCTATACACCCTGCAGCTTAAGTGGTGCTGCACTGCAAAACCTCACAGTAGCGTCAACCTCTCCCGCAACTCCTGCACATGGAGATTACTGGATCTGCACAGCTACTGACAAGGAAGGACTCTACTGTTGGAATGATTACCAGTCAGAGTGGGAAGCAGTGGCAGTATCTTATATCAAGATCGGCATACCAGGAGCTACCCTCACAGATTACTTTGAGGAGGGAGACGCAGTATTCCTCAACACTAATCTGCCAGATATCAACGAGGGCTCAGTGATCCAGGTACTTGATGATGAGTACATGGTTGTGATTGGATTTATGGATCAAGCCAGTGCCAGTCAGTCAACCTCAAGCTCATGGACGCTTACCGCAAAGAGGAAGCTCCCGCACCTTGATGTAGTATGCTGCGACAAAAACAGAGTATGGGGCTGCCACTATGGATACGATAGCTCCACGCATAAGGTGGTTAATGAGATCTACGCAAGCAAGCTTGGTGATTTCAAAAACTGGTATGTGTATTCTGGACTTTCCACAGACTCCTACGCTCTTACTATTGGAGACATGGGAGAGTTCACAGGAGCGATCTCCTTCCAGGGATACCCTCACTTCTTTAAGGAGGACAAGATCTATAAGATCTATGGCTCATATCCTGCAGAGTATCAGCTTGTGCAGATGGATGCAGAGGGAGTACAGAAGGGATCCGAGAAGTCCTTAGTGGTTATAGGGCAGTACCTGCTTTATAAGGGTGTGTCAGATGTATGCGTGTTTGATGGCTCAAGACCTGTGGCTATATCAATTCCTCTATCGAGAGAGGATATGTTCTATGATGCAGTGGCAGGCGGGTGTCTCAACAAGTACTACGTGATCATGGAGACAACAGCAGGCGCTAAGCGCATGTTTGTGTATGATCTGCAGTATGGCATGTGGGAGAAGGAGGAGCCCATAGCAGCTTTCCAGTTTACCCGCTCAGTAGATGGGCAGTTATATGCTGCCTCAGCCTACAATATCTGGGGCTTAGGTACAAGGAATAACGCAGCCTACGCCAACGAGAGCGCTCTTGATGAGGAATGGGTAGAGTGGTCTGCAGAGACAGGAGAGCTTGGCTATAGCACTCCTAACAAGAAGTACGTCTCTCATATTGCGATACGTGCCTTCATACCTACTAGATCAGAATTTAAGGTAGAGATCTCTTATGATGATAGACCATATGACGAGGTAGGTGTACTGAGGGGCAATAGCGATATTGGATCTCAGACACTGGCTTTCGCTCCATTTAGGTGTGATCACTACCGCATAAGATTTAGCGGGCACGGAGAGTGCAGAGTATATTCTATGTCAACCACAACAGAGTACGGAAGCGAGGAGTGATATGGATTTAAGAATTGAGAAGCCTATGCTTGACAAATCCACGCCAGAGGAAAACCTGGCAGTGGTAGATAGATGGATTGCAGATACTGCAGACAAGCTCAACTATTTTATCGAGCAGGTAAATAGGCAGAAGGGAGATAACAATGGCAAGTGAATACAAGATAGACCACATCAAAGATGAGGGTATTGTGTATCCTTTTGTAGACTCTACCGCAAGGGCAAACGTGCAGACACTGGCTCAGAAGCTTGAGAAGTACAAGGGAGATCTTGGAGCTGATATCTCAGCCGAGGAGACCAGAGCGAAGGCAGCAGAGCTTGCTCTGCAGAACAGTAAAGTTAATACTGCTGCAGGCATGGGCTTGTCGCACAATGACTTTACGGATACATACAAGGGCAAGCTTGACAATCCTGCAGCTATGACAGGAGCCACAGCTCTTACAGATGGCACACAGGGAGATGTACCTGCGCCAGAAGCGGGAGATGAGGGGCTTTTCCTTAGAGGAGATGGCGAGTGGGCAAAACCACAGGATACAACCTATGAGAAGGTTACGCACCTTAAGGATGGTCTCATGTCTAAAGAGGACAAGATCAAGCTTGACGCTATGGACGCAGACACAGACGAGCTATCAGCCTGCAACACTACTTTTGTGGGCAATGTTATTACAGAGACCTTTGGTAATGGAAGGACGAGGGAGACTACCTTCAACAATGACGGAAGTATCACACAGGTGATCACTAAAGCAGACACCGATACCATTACCCTTAACACTGTATTCAACAATGATGGCTCTATCACACGTACTAAGACAGTCACACCAATATCATAAGGAGGGCAGATATGAGTGCAATAACAAGAGAGTTACAGGATAACTCTGGCAATAAAGTTTATCCAGTTACCAAAGCTGCAGCAGTCTATATGCCTAATGGTGTAGATACTGTGGCTAGGATCCTGGGAGATCAGATCGACCAGAATACAACTATCGAGTTCTCAAACGATACAATCACAATGACTTTAGCCTCTGGCAGCACAGTAGTGGTGGTGTTCGGAGAAAACAAGATCACTGAGACAACAACGGATGAGAACGGAGTACAGGTGCAGGTGAAGGTTACTACCTTCAACGAAGATGGCAGCATAACAATAACCATAAACGGAGAAGAAGAGGAGGAAGAGTGATATGGGATTTGCTGATGATTTCTATTATGGTCAGTGCAAGGTAGTAGCAACCTCTACTGCCTCAGCAGACAACGGAAAAGCGGTAACAATTACAAGCTCTGGGGGAAGAACATGGAGCGGCACAATGGCAGGTGGCAAGTGCGAGTTTATGCTTCCACCTAGAGACAAGTACACAGTAGAGCTTGTGAACAGTGGCGTTACGCAGTTCTCAACAGAGATCTACTGCGGCTATGGCGAGTGCAAATATGTAGAGGTAGGCATGGATCCTGCTACTCCTCTTGGCATTAAAGCTATCGTCAATGCAGGACTTGAGGCAAACTTCTTTACTGCAGGAGATGAGATCTATGTTAAGGAAGGAGCCGACAGTGTTAAGTACAGAGTGCTTCATGTTGGCTACAAGACTGGAACATATGGTCACAACGTTATCCTGGGAAGAGACGTATGCTTAGGATCAACCAGACAGATGCAGACAAGCAATACCAATGCAGGCGGCTATGGCGCAACTCTGGTTGCTTCATACTTGGATGGTACTTTCTACGAAGGTCTCGGAGAGGACTGGCAGGATGTAATTTCAGATTACACATTCCAGGCTTCTGTTGGATCTCAGAGTACTAACCTCAAGTCAGAGCAGCACAAGGTATGGCTGCCTCTTGAATACAATATCTTTGGAGCTACATCTTATGCAGCAGGCACAGAGGTAACAACAGGACACGCTGAGCAGTTTGCATACTTTGCTACTGCTGCCAATAGGGTTAAGACAGTCAATAACGCTGCCTCCCTTTGGTGGCTTGCTTCTCCTCGTGTGAGCAACTCCGCTGGCTTCTGCACTGTGGACGCTACAGGTGCTGCGAGCGTCGACAACGCTTCCGATTCGATTGGCGTTCTCCCATGCTTCATGATCGCAGCAGACGCTTAATGGGAGCATAAGCAACACGCAGTATATAGCTGCAATCTATAAAATCTCCTGCCCGCACAGGGCAGGGGGTACTTTAAGGAGACAAAAAAAGTTGAGTGGAGTAAGAACAGAGGACAGGAAAGCAAGCTCTGTAGAGTTTATGAATAGTGCGCATGAGCTAGAGAAGCTCACGATCCAGTTAAGCATGAGAGAGAATGCAATACCAAAGCGGTACAGGTTTATTCTGGGGCAGCCCTTATGTGAAGCTGCACGCACTCTCAACAGATCTATCACCTATGCCAATGCGATATACCCTACCAACAGAAAGGAATACGAGATAAGGCGTTCCTATCAGACTAAGGCTAAGATGGCGTTAAGTGATATGTTTGAGATCATGCGACTTGCCACAGAGCTGCTGCCTATGAAAAACACAGTAGTGAATGAGTGGACGAAGATAGCAAGTATCGAGCAGAAAGCACTACTATCCTGGATGCAATCTGATAAGAGCAGATACAAGGATCTTCCATAGGTTATGGACTGTATTGCCTCCAATTGGTGGCTTGCTTCTCCTAATGTGAGCAACTCCACTAACTTCTGCAATGTGAACACTACAGGAGCTGCGAACAACAACAACGCTTCCAATTCGAATGGCGTTCTCCCATGATTCCGCACAGATAATAATTGAGACCGAGTAATGCCTGGGCTGCTTTGACCGACTGAGCGCAGGCACGAAAGCAACAAGTAGTGCGCAGAAGGAGCCCATAACCTTAGCGATAAGCTTAAATATGATTCCTCATGCACCCTCCTGGACGCTTCTTGCATGGCAGAGGTGGCGCTCTGTTTCATAGGATCGGTGCTATGTATCTGGAAATGCTTTTGATATAGGGGATGAACAGTAAAGAAAGACACGAAGCAAGATACTTAAGGCGCAAGGCTAAGAGGGATCTTGCTAAGCAGAAGAGAAATGAAGGACACACCTTTGATGTGGTGACGAGCCCAGAGAGCCTGCGCAGGGCATTCTACTCTGCGAGGAAGGGTGTAAACTGGAAGGCTTCTGTACAGAGATATGGCGTGAATGTGTTAAGGAATTGCATAGATACCTCTGAGAAAATCAGACAGGGAGAAAATATATCGAAGGGATTCATTGAGTTTGATATATCTGAGCGTGGAAAGAAGCGGCACATAACTTCCGTACACATATCTGAGAGAGTAGTGCAAAAGAGCGTATGCGACAATGGGATAGTGCCTGTTATGGAGAAGAGTCTGATCTATGACAATGGCGCTTCTCAGAAGGGTAAGGGTACTGACTTTGCCAGGGAGAGGCTTAAGAAGCACCTGCGCCAGTTCTACAGGAAGTATGGCACAGATGGCTACATACTTCTGGGAGACTGTCACGATTTCTTTGGGAGCATTGATCACTCCATTGTGAAGAGAAATATGGAGAAGATGATCACAGACCAGAGACTAATAGACCTGGCAATGCAATTCGTGGATCCTTTTCCTAAAGGACTAGGCTTAGGATCACAGGTATGCCAGATCCTTGCGGTGACCTATCAAAACGAGATAGACCATTGTATAAAAGAAGTATGGAGAAAGAAATGGTATGCACGCTACATGGATGATTTCTATGTGATCTGCAGGACGAAGGACGAGGCAAAGGAGCTCCTTGCATATTTCATAGAGAAGTACAGAGAGTATGGCATAGAGCTTAATCTAAGTAAGACACAAATAGTCAAGCTCACTCATGGCTTTGTATGGCTGCAGGATAGAATATACCTGCTGCCCACAGGAAGGATTGTAGATAAGCCTGGAAGATCTTCTCTAGTTAGGAATAGAAGGAAGCTCAAGAAGATAGCAAAGAGAGTTGACAGGGGCGAGATCCCTTTTAATAACGCTCTTACCTTCTACAATTCCCACATAGGGTATTTATCCCATAAAGATGCATACCATGCCATTAAGAATGTAGATAAGCTATTCAATGACTTATTTATAAGGAGGTTTATGTATGAGCAAGTTCGTTATGCTTAACAAGGATGCGGTAGTTATTGATATCGTAGATGTTGTTAAGCCAGTAAGGAAGGCTGCCAATGGCAACACGATCCTCTGCGATCCAGAGATCTGCGAGGGCTATGTTGGCTCTGACAACAGCACTGTATATGCCAAGATGGGAATGCAGTTTCAGCCTTCATTTTATGACATTGCGCAGATGTACATGGTAGATGATGTGCCCGCTCTTGTGACACCACTTACACACAAGTACGATCCAGAGGAAGGCTTTACTCTTAACGAGGATGTGTACCCAGATACTAACCTGGGGCTCACCGAGAAGGAGAGAGATCTTGAGGATATGGTACTTGAGATGAGCGAGATTATTTATGCTTAAGTACATTTTGTTTTGGATACTATTCGGAAAGGAGAGAGAAACTATGATAGCTATGTTATGGGCTCAGAAGATCATGTATGGCAAAAAGACTTTTGCCCAGGTGCCTAGACTCCTCAAGGAGCAGGTAAGAGAGATCCTTATTGAGAGCGGCTGCGAAGAGTTGATAATCGAGGAGGAGTAAGATGGCGTATTCAAAGATCGTACTGCTGTGGGTAAAACGTATCGAGATGGGCGATAAAACTCTTGATGATGTACCCGCACAGCTCAAAGAAAGCGTCATACAGAAGCTGATCGAGGATGGATTCATTACAGAGCCTGTTGATTAAGCAGGAGCAGGTGATCGAGGATCTTGTAGCTCTCAATAAGCAGCTTACTGAGGAATTGGCGCAGTATAAGGAAATTGAGAAAGAGGAGTCACTTGAGCAGTGATTCCTCTTTTTAGGGTGTCCTATATTTCATGAGGGCTTATCGGTAACATAAATATGTAGAAGGTCTTTAGGTTTACGAAGGAGAAAGACAATGAGATTATTCGATATTCAGCTATTCGCAAGTTCAAGCACAAAAGGCGGCTCGACTTCTAATACCACATCTTACTCAGAGGGTGGATCTCATTCTGAGGGAGGATCAAGCTCTGAGGGAGGATCTCATTCTCATACAGAGTCTGACACTCACACAGAAGGCGGCTCACACTCTGAGTCTTGGGGCAAGAGTTGGTGGTCTGGCGAGGTAGAAGAGAATACAAGGCAGCACAGGGATGCATACAACACAGACTATGAGGAAGGGCAGAAGGTAACGGATGCATACAATAGACTGCAGGAAACCTTAGACAATAAGCCTACTTTCCAGTCAAAGTACGAGGGCAGATTAGAAGAGCTCTACAACTCCATCATGGGCAGAGAGAAGTTTAAGTATGACTTCAATGCTGATGAGATGTACAAGATGTATGCGGATAAGTACAAGCAGCAGGGCAAGCAGGCTATGGAGGATACCCTGGGTAAAGCACAGGCTATGAATGGCGGCTATGGATCTTCCTACTCACAGTCTGCAGGGCAGCAGGCATACCAGAATTACCTGCAGGATCTCAATAACATGATCCCTACTCTGCGCAACCAGGCATTTGAGCAGTATCAGTACGAGGGCAACGAGCTTCTCAACAAGTACAACATTACTGCAGATGCATACGATAGAGAGTACGGACACTACAGAAATGATGTGGCAGACTGGCAGGCAGATAGATCCTTTAACTATGGCATGTACTCAGATGAGCGTAACTTTGACTACAACCAGTTTGTCAATGAGCGTGACTTCTGGAATAACGAGTACTGGATGGAAAGGCAGTCTGAGACTTCCAACTTCCAGATCACAGACACCAACTATTGGGAAGATAGCCACACAAGCTCAGATACAGATACATCATTCTGGGAGAACAGCAGCAACTGGAATAATACATCTAACTGGAATAGATCAAACAGCCAGACCAATGCTTCACACTGGAGTAATACCAATAGCGCAGGAAGCGGAGGATCAAGTGCAGCAAGCAAGGCAGCGCAGAGTGCTAACGCCAATGCCTTTGGATCTAGTGGAGCAGGCAGCACAAGCAGCAGCAACCAGAATGGATGGACTGATTGGATGCACAGAGCTCCTCAGAGTACAGATGATAACAAGTATGCACCATACAATATCAGCAGCACAGATGTTACTGCGCAGCATCCAGAGTATGTTGCTAACTATGCAGAGTACCTTAAGTCTCAGAAGAGCTCTACAGATCTTGCTAAGGCAAAGAAAGATCTTAAGGACAATGAAGGCTTAACAGATGCAGAGATCGCAATGATCATGGAAATTGCTAAGGGTAATAAGAGTTGGTATTAAGCGAGGAGATAAAGCATGAGCGTTACATCATTTAAAGATTTCATGAAAACAAGAGCAGCAGGGGCAGCAGGTACTCCTGCTGTCTCTTTATCAGAGGAAGAGGAAGAGAGAAGGAGACGAGAGGAAGAGCAGAGAGCTCAGCAGGAGCAGCTCAAGGCGCTTGAGGATGCGAGAATGGTTCAGAGAGCACAGTCTCTTTACAACTCATATATGGATGAGGCAGAAGGCAGGGAGAAGAATGCGCCAAGTTTTGCCTCATTTATGTTAAATAAAAACGGAGTCACTGAGGAAACTATCAGAAGCGAACAGGCTCAGAAAATGAAAGAGATCAAGAAGCAGCAGGACTACTGGAATGATCTGGAAGCAAGATCTACAGGCTCTGCTACTAAGAGTGAGCTTGCTGCTGCCCAGAAAAACATTGACTCTTTAGGGCTCACGGAGGCGCAGGACAAGGCTATCCATGAGTACATAGAGGGATGGGGATATGATACAAAGACAGGAGCAGGAGCTTCTGAGTTCCTTAAGAGAAGTGGCATTGACTATGATACTTTCGTGAAGGCGGTAGACAACCTCAAGGTAGTAGAGACTGGAAAGGTAGCAACAAGCTCTACTCTCACACCAGAGGAGACTGTTGCTTATTCTCAGCATAAGATCGATACACTCTCTAAGCCAGAGAGGGAGGCACTCAACACTATTGTAGAGACAAAGAAGGCTTATGATGATTACGTGTCATTCTATTTCGGCAACCCTCTTAGCATGTTCCTTCACCAGGATGAGGCAAGATCAGATGAGCAAATCGCTGCAGTTCAGAAGCTTAGAGATCTTGGATGGGATGAGGACAAGATCAACCTGTACGAGGACTACGCACAGTATATTGCCAGTGCGAAGGGCACTGAGGAATTTAATAAGCAGTTCGACATTGATCCTAACAGCTCCACAGGAGCGAAGGTAGGCAAGAGTGCTTTCAATACTATCTATGATCTGTACGAGGCACCCATCAGAGGCGTTATGGCTCTGGGGGATAAGTTCACGTCTCATCCTTCTGGACTGGGCACAGATGTAAATGCCTGGGGCGCAAGAGGACTCAACTCCTCAGAGTATGCTACAGGGCAGGTAGTAAACAATGCTATCACAGATGAGCACCCAGTAGGGCAGAAGGCATACCAGTATGGACTTGCCACAGCAGAAGCAGGAGAGATGGCATTACTCGGTGGATCTGCAGGCTTAGCAGGTGAGGCGTTTACCTTGACTGCATATGGCACACAGGCTTATGCCTCTGGGTATAAGCAGGCAAAGGAGAGGGGTGCAACCAACGAGCAGGCAGAGCTTGTCGGTATTGCACAGGGAAGCGCAGAAGTCCTTACAGAGAAGCTCTCACTTGATCACTTGTGGGGCATGGCTAAGGGCGGCAAGATAGGCAAGAAGCTTGTTGTTGACTGGCTCATGCAGGCAGGCATTGAGGGCAGTGAGGAAGTTGCTTCTGATCTGCTTAACAGATATTCTGACTACCTCATTCTTGGCGAGGATGGAAAGAACGAGCAGACAAAAGTTATCGAGGCATACATGGCACAGGGGCTTTCAAAAGAGGAAGCCACTAAGGCAGCAGAGCTTGACTTCTGGAAGCAGGTATCCCTTGATGGACTGGGCGGCTTTGTATCTGGTGGTATTCTTGGTGCAGGTGGTGTGGCTGTAGGCAACATGAACACCAAAGCTAACCAGGCACTGATCTCTGACTATTACAACTCAGTAGCAAGGAATGTTACAGGCGATACTCAGTACGAGCAGGACATGAAGGCACAGGCTCAGCAGTATGCAGATAACCCTATACGTCTCATGGCAGATACTATTGACGATTCCACAGAAATAGGCAGGCAGCAGAAGGCTGAGGTTATGGGCTATGCAGATAAGTATGCCCAGAATGGCAAGCTCTCTGCACAGGATAACTTTGCACTCAACAGATCTATGGAGATCGCTGAGGAGGCACGTACTCCACAAGAGCAGTACGAGCAGTATCTCAGAGATGTATCCGAGACTCCTAACGAGTTCAAGACTGCAGTAACAGGTACCACTGTACAGGAAGGCAGATCTCGTATGCAGGAGGCTATAAAAAATGGAGACGTAGCAGCCCTATCTGCAGCTTATAATGCAATGAAGAGTTCTACATCATCCGAGGCAAGAAACAACGCAGACGAGGCTCTGAGTGAGTTTTCAGATATGGCTAGAGCATATGGCTTTACAGACCAGGAGCTTGAGAGCGTAAAGACTTCTGCCCAGGATGCATACACCAAAGCTCTCAGAGGAGAGTCCAGAGAGAGCATGGGATATCTTTCCGAGACTGCAGAGAGAGCATTCAAGGAAGGTGAGAAAGCAAGGATCGAAAGCAATAACGCAGTATTCCATGAGAGCAACGAGACCACAGTTAATGCAGTCAACAGCAACGCTGCTATGCAGAAAACTGAGGGTGCTAAGACTGCCTATGTTTCACTGATCAAGGATGGTACTAACCTGCGCCAGTATGATTATGCGTTCAACAAGTACTACAATGCAGGAGCTACAGGAGTATCTTATGAGTCTGCTGCTAAGAATGGTATGGGTAGTATCGTAGAGGCTGCACTTGGCAAGGATACAGTGCAGGCAATGTATGATGCAGGGCGTGCAGACTATGAGGCAGAGATCAAGCAGCAGGCTTCCAATGATCTCGGCAAGAGCCTGGGTGTAAAGAAGGGCACAGGATCCTTCCAGGATGTAAGAAGAGGAAGCAAGGCAGATCTCGACACAAATATCTTTGATCTGGTAGCTAAGGTTACTGGTCTTGATATCGTGCTCACAAACAAAAACAAGAAGGGTGTTAATGGATCCTTCAATGTAAATAAGTCGCTCATAACCATATCAGAGGATCATGCTACTGCCCTCAACCATGAGCTTGCGGAGTTTGCAGAGGTATTCGCAGGAGATGAGTATGGCAAGTTGAGAGATATGGTTGTTAATGCTGCCTCTACTGTTCTGGGATCAGATGGATACCAGTCTGCAATCAATGCATATCAGAGAACATACGAGAAGATAGATGCAAACCAGACTGTACTTGAAAGCTCCAAAGAGTTCACCAATGATATGCTTGTAGCCCTCATGAGTACTAAGCAGGGGCAGAAGGCAATGGCTGACTACATGACTGAGAAGTACGGAGTCAAGGAAGCACAGAGCCTGGGCACAAAGATAAAAGACTTCTTTAAGAAGGCAATAAACTCTATCAAGAGTCTGGTTGATCACTCCGATATGAATAGCTATCAAAAGAAGATGGCTGAGGCTAAGATCGCTGAGAAAGAGCAGATCCTGGATCAGTTCTTTAAGGCACTGGATAAGGCTATTGAGAATTACCAGGGCACTGAGAGCACTGCTGCAGAAGGCGCACAGGAGATAAAATTCTCAAGACACGTGGAAGAGAGCGATTATACTTATGACACTCTGAGAGCAATGGCTCCTATTAAAGTGTATTCTGCTGCAGAATTAGGGCTTAAAGAGCTTGCATTCTCAAAAGATCTTTCTGCTACAGACATAGTAGATACTGCAAAGGAAAACATCAGCAGATACAATAAGGATAATGGTCTGGGTAGCAATATGCTATTTAACAGTGATCTTGGCAAAGTGATCATGACTGGAAGAGATGGAATGAGGCATGGATTGCGTAGAATACACCAGAGTAATGCAAATGCAGTGTCTGCGCTCCCTGCATATTTTGAGAATGCCATTGTGTTTAATGAGGCAGATGGCAATAGGAATGGAGCAGAAAAAGCATATGTTATGTTTGGCGCACTGAAAGAGGGAGACAATCTAAGAATTGTAAGAATGGTGATAAATCATTTTGATAGATTCCTGGCTCTTGATGATGTGCAAGACGCTTTATATGCAATAAAAACTAAAGAAGAGGCTGCAACTAATGTTGCCACTATTCAGAGCCAAAGCTCCTTTAGTAATACCTCTTCTGAGTTAAGTATAACACAACTTATGTATGCAGTCAAAAGCACATTCCCTAACGATTTATCGAAGGATGTAGCCGCTCATTTGGAATACGCTAGGGGAGAGTCAGATCTTGAAGGGCTTAGATATTCTCTTGACGTAGACTCAGAGGGTAACACACTTACCCAGGAGCAGGCAGAGTTCTTTAAGTATTCTAAGGTAAGAGATAAAGAAGGCAGGCTCATGGTTATGCATCATGGTACCAACAGCTATGGCTTTGATGTATTCGATATCAAGAAGGCTAAGAGCTCTGGACTGTATGGCAGAGGCTTCTACTTTGCAGATACTAAGGCTCAGTCAAGCGTATATGGGCAGACCTATAACGTATATCTCAATCTCGTTGAGCCTCTGCAGATCGGCAGCAGGGATATAACAGAAGATCAGCTCCTGGCATTTATCAATGAGATAGCCAATGATGAGGACTATGGCATTGATAACTATGGATACGAGGCAACTCCTCAGTCAGTGCTTGAGAGCCTTAAGGGTAAAGATGATTTCTCGGCACTGCAGGATCTCAACGCTTCCTGCGTAGGAGACTTTGTAGAGACACTTAAGATCTTCAACAGAGTAAATGGCACAAGCTATGATGGTATCATGGCTCAGAGTGAGACAGTAGCCTTCTATCCTAACCAGATCAAGGATGTAGATAATGCTGCACCTACTTCTGCAGATAGTATCAAGTACTCCCTGGATGTAGACGAAGATAGAGTATTCTATGTGCGTGGCACAGAAGTAGTAAAAAATCCTACATCTAAAGAGTATCAGCAGATGAGAGAGGATATCCTGGCAGAGCGTCCGTGGCTCAGAGGAACAGACGAGCCTCTGCTGCGTCATACCTGGGATGAGGAAGGCAACGAATATTACTGGGAGGCAATGGGTGGACTGCATGCGCAGATCGAGCCTGCGATCAACCAGAAGTACAATACCCGCACTTCACAGCAGTGGCAGTGGTGGACGAGAGAAGATAAGGACGATTACCCAGTAGACTATAGCAACAGGTACTCGCTCTCTGTAGATGATGAGGGCTTTAAGGCTATGGAGAAGGCTGCGAAGGATACAGTCAATGTAGACTTTGGTAAAAATCTTATCGCAGTACATAACATGACTGCAGATCAGCTCATGGCAGATATCGGCTTAAATGGTTTCCCTTCACCTTCTGTAGCTATTATCAGAGCAGGTATGGAGCACTCTAAGTACGGAGATGTATCTGTACTCTTTAAGAGAGAGACCATTGATCCTAAGTTCAGTAAAAAGAATAAGGTATATGGAGGAGATGCATGGACTCCTACCTTCCCAAGTATTGAGGTTAAGATCAACTCAGAGAAGGCAGGTGAGCTCTGGAATAAGTTTGATGAGCTTGTACCGAAGGATATCCAGGCTTCACTCTCAAGGGTAGCATTCGATACAGATAATATGTCAGACGCTATCAACAGAATGAATGGCAATCCTGTAGAGGCATACAGGGAGAAGGATGCGCTTAAGTATGCTTTCCTTAAGAGTATCGGAGTCGAGGTAGATCCTGGCACAACAGACGGACAACTTGCTCCAATGACAGAGTGGTACAATGACCAGATCATAGCTGTGGCTGAGAAGATCGGTGAACAGGCATTCAGAGACTTCAACGAGAGCGGATCTCAGTATTTAAAAGATCACCCAGAATTTGAGGAGCAGGTAAGAGCTGCACTCAATGAGCAATTTAGAGAGAAGTATTCCATGAAAAAAAATCCCAAGCTTAGGAAGCTTGCGGAGAAAGATCTCTACGATTCCAATAACTTTGGATTTAGCAAACTGGATCAGATCAGAAAGGGTGTACTCAATTACTATGATGAGGGCATTAAGCAGGTACCAGACTATGCCAAGCTCAGAGATGTAATAGCCGCAGAGATCGAGAGTAGAGAGAAAGAGTACACAGACTGGCTTGATAGCTTCTTTGATGGAATAGTCGAGAAGAGAGGACTGCGCAACGAGAAGGATACGTTTACCTACTCTGGAAACAGAAGATCCTGGGAGGCGCTGCATGATGAGGTTACGCTTGAGAATATCGTGCGCATTATGAATAGCGAGGATGCGAAGGGCGCAGATGGATTCTTTGCACAGTCTGCAATCCAGGCTATTGCTACTAAGGACTTTACAAGCATTGAGGATATCCACGCCAATGAAGCACAGCTCCGTATGATCTCCGAGGAAGAGCACTCAGCTTTGACAGATGATCACTCAAGAAGATTTACAGAGATCATCCACGAGATAGAGGATCCTAACGAGAAGAATGGATTTATTTCCTTTGATCGTGCAGCAGAGGCTATAGCAGATGCAGTAAGATCTGCCAAGACTGTTAAGGGCATTGATAAGGTGCTGCGTGAGTACCGCACTCTCAACATCCAGGAGGACACAGCGCAGAAGATCGTGGATCTCATGCATGATATCGCTGAGCTTCCTACAGGATACTTTGAGGCTAAGCCAAGAAGAGCAGTATGGCTCAATGAGATAGCAAGTGTTATCTTACCAAGCAATTCCTCACAGAAGGTATTTGATGCCCTTGAGGAGAAGGGTATCCAGTACAAGACCTACGAAGCAGGCAATGAGGATCAGAGGACTAAGCTCCTTGAGTCTGAGTCTAAGGATACAGGCGTTAGATTCTCAATGGATATTGACGAGGCATGGGAGTCTCTATTTGATGAGACATTTAATGTAGATGGTGCTTCAATCCTTGAGGAAGGCATGCAGGCTCTTAAGGGGCAGGATGTAGATTATGGCAAGGTAAAGAGAATTGCTATCAAATTGAAGCAGGAGTATGGCTCAACCATTAACACTAAGGCTTTTGCAGATATGATGGAGAAGGCTTTTGCTTACATGCAGACAGGTGATCATGTCAACTATACCGATATGATGAGAGTCATGGAGGAGATAGCTAAGCCTGTACTGGATGAGGCAACTCACACAGTAGGAGATGCAGAGTATAAGTCATTCATAAATGCAATGAAGGGCTACAAGATCAAGCTCAATGATGAGCAGATGGCAGAGGTTAAGAGTGCCCTGGGATCTTATGCAGACTTCAAGAAGGCTATGTATCCTCTGACAATCAGCAACAATGGATCATACCTTGATGGACTCTGGGAAGAGATCTGTGCAAGCACAGGATATCTTCTTGACCAGGATATAGCAGTAGGCAATCAGCCACTTGCCCTCATGGATGTATTGGAGTCCTTGAGACCATCACCTGTAAATAGCTTTGATGGAGACTATGAGGATGTTGCGAAAGATCTTGCAATGAGGATCGTAGAGGAATATCTGGGAGTCCAGGCTGAGGAGTCCGATAATAAGAAGTCCGATAAGCTTAAGGCTAAGCAGGGCGAGTACAGGCAGCAGGTACGTGAGAAAGCCAATGAGAGAGTAGCTAAGGCTAGAGAGCGCATGAATAAGAAGCGCCTTGAGTATCAGCAGAAGGTTAAAGAGAGATATGATCAGCGCCTTGCAGATGTACGCCAGAAGATGAAGGACGAGCTCAAGAAGGGCAGATATGATAACAGAGTCCGTATGATGGAGCAGAGGCAGGACTCCTTAGAGAAGATCGCAGCGCTCAAGGCTAAGAATAAAGAGAGAGCTCAGAGTGCCAGAGAGCAGAGAGCAGCCAGAGAACAGAGAGAGAAGATCTCTAAGAGAGCCCGCACTCTTACTAACTGGATCATGAGCCCTACTGAGCAGCACCATGTACCTACAGACATGATGGAGCCAGTGCTTGAATTCCTCAACGCTCTTGATTTTGTAGAGCCAGAGGTTAAGGTGAACAAAAAGGGAATGTATTATGTGAGAGTATTCAATCACTCCGTAACAGATTCCACAGGCAAGAGACAGATGGTATTTGATACCATTGAGGGCGATAGTAAAGAGGATGTTATCAGACGCTACTACATGGCACTGGGCGCAGGTACAGGATCACAGGCAACCAGGACATGGGTAGATAGAATGAGTTCCATGCAGGAGATCCTGCGCAAGGTTAAGAACAGTGATTCCTTTGAGCACCAGGATATGAATAATCTCATGCAGCAGATTGATGAGACACTGGCAGATGCACTCTCAGATGTGATCACCCGCAACAGAGCGTCACTCACTGTAAATAACATGAGCTCCTCAGATCTTAGAGTGATCAATAATGCACTGCGTAACATCATGCATGCGATCAACCAGGGCAATAAGGCATTCGCTCAGAATGAGGATATTGAGGAGATGGGTGCAGATACCCTGGCAATGGCAAGTGGTATCAAGAACAACAAGACTCATGGCAAGATGTATAACAAGATCACTCAGACCTTGAGACTTGACATGGCTACACCAGAGACTTACTTCACTCTCCTGGGAGAAGGAGGTAAGAAGGTATATAAGGCACTGAGGAAGGGCTTTAATACTAAGGTGGCAGATATCCGCAAGGCACAGGGCTTTATGCAGGAAGTCATGGAAGGTGTCAAGAAAAGGGATCTCAATAATTGGACTGGACTTAAGGCAGATCTCCATAACTTCCATGTAACAGACGGAGAGATCTCTTTAACTACCGCACAGATCATGTCACTGTATGAGCTCAACAAGAGGCAGCAGGCAGTACTCCACTTCAAGGGAGGCGTAGAGGCAGACACTGTTACAAAGAAGATCGGACTGGGCAACAGGGTATTTAATCAGAATGCTACACCAGTACATCTCTCTGAGAGCGAGATCGAGAGTATCATTAACACACTTACTCCTCAGCAGAAGGAGATTGCAGACAAGCTGCAGCAGTACATGGCAGTGGAGTGTGCAAAGGATGGCAACGAAACATCCATGATCATGTATGGCTTTGAGAAGTTCACGGATGAGAATTACTTCCCTATCAGTACAGACAAGAGCTACATTGCTGCAAACAACAGCAACACTTCCAGGGATTCCCTCAATGGTATAGAGAGATCTGGATTCACTAAGCAGCTTGTGCAGAATGCAACTAACCCTATCATTATCAAAGATATCTTTGACGTATTTACTACCCACGTGGCAGATATGGCTACATATCATGGCTTTGCTCCTGCAATGAAGGATGCTACCAGATGGTTTAACTACAAGGTAGTGGATAAGATAGATGAGGATATGGGCAAGTGGAATAGCGTGCAGAAGGCTATCAAGACCATAAGCGGAGAGGGAGGTACAAATTACTTCACTAAGCTTATGCAGGATCTCAATGGCAATGAGAAGTCTCAGTATATCGGCAACTTCACAGACGCACTTATATCCAACTATAAGGCAGCAGCAGTAGGTGCCAATATCAGAGTTATCATTCAGCAGCCAACAGCTTACTTTAGAGCTATGAACACCATAGATCCTCAGTATCTTATCGGTGCTGCAGTATCTCCGATACAGGCTCACAAGATCGGCAATAAGATGAGAGAGGAGTCTGAGATCGCATGGTGGAAGTCACAGGGATACTTTGAGACTTCAATAGGTAAGTCCATGAAGGAGATCATAACAGGACAGTCCACACTGGCAGAGTCGGCAAAGAATATATCAATGGCTCCTGCAGGATGGGCAGATGATCTTACCTGGGGCGTGCTCTATACTGCAGTTACTAAGGAGCAGCAGGCTAAGGCAAGGAAGGAGCATATCTCTAAGGAGGAGCTCAACCAGAGGATCAAAGATCGCTTTGACGAAGTAGTAGATCAGACACAGGTTGTAGACTCCACACTCCACAGATCTCAGTACATGAGATCAAAGGATACTCTTAACAAGCTGCAGACCGCATTCATGGCTGAGCCTACTAAGTCCTACAATATGCTCATGAAGGCTATTGTTGAGGATATGCATAGCGGCAAGGGATTTAAGAGGACTACTAAGGCAGCGTTTGTATTCATGCTCACCAACGTAATTACATCTGCGGCAGCAGCAGTGATAGATGCATTCAGAAAGGATACAGACGATACAGACTGGGGCGAGGTATATGTAGAAGCTCTTAAGGATAACGCCATTGATAACGTCAATCCTTTAAACCTCATCCCTGTACTTAAGGATGCGTCAAACACTCTGTACAATGGAGTAAAGAGTCTTATCACAGGAGAGTCAAACTTCCAGAGCTCATCCTCTAACAGAATGGATACGGATGCGATCAACTCTCTTATTGATGCAGCCACAGAGGTTACTAAGTACATGAGCGGCACCAGTAGGAAAACTCCTTATGGTATGGTAATGACTCTTTCAAGACCATTATCACAGCTTACAGGTATTCCTGCTTACAACCTCGCAAGAGATGCAATGTCAATCTACAATGCATTCATGCCAGACCTTAAGAAAACTCTTGATGGGAATAAGTACTCTGCTATCTACAATGCGATCAAGGCAGATAAGAGTGTTGAAGAGATCCAGGCTCTTGTAGATAAGGCAATGGATGAGGATGGAGTTATCAAGGATGTGCAGTCGGGCATAACCTCAAGGTATAAGTCAGATTACTACGAGCTCTATAACTCCGAGGAAGAGGGAGACAGAGAGAAGGCTATTGCTCTGGGAGAGCTTGCAGCTAAGGGCTTCCTTGCAACAGGTATGAGTGAGGAAGAGACAGAGGCGCTCCTGGCAGACTGGCAGTATAAGGATCCTGCTTACAATCTCCTGGATGATGCAGTCGAGTCTGGGGAAGGTATAGAGGATGCAGTCAAGCTCCTCATGGAAACCAAAGAGCCAGATAAGATGATCGAGCACTTAGTTAAGGGTTACGGATCCACGATCAAGTACAACAGAGACAATGACATTGACAGTGTAATAGAGGGCAATGTCAACAAGGCTCTGAATGCTATAGAGAAGGGCACTAACTATGACAGTGCAGCTAAGGCTCTTGAGGAGAAGGCGGCAGCCTCTGCAGCAAAGAAGCAACTGCAGGAGGAGAAGAAAGAGCTTAAGCAGAACACCTACGATATCTTAGAGTCTGGCAAGGGTGATTACAAGCAAGCAGTCAATGAGTGGGCAGTAAAACTCATGGGAGATGATACAAGCGTAGAGTCTCAGAAGGATGCAGCAAGCACAATCAAGTCCTCACTCACTACTGATTATACGAAACCTCTTGTAAAAGCGTACAAAAATGGAGACTATAGCGCACAGCAGATGCTCATAAGGGTAGCCACAATCAAGGCGTACATAGATGAGCAGGTTGGTACTAAGATCGCCAAGAAGTATGGAGGAGACTACTACCAGTATGAGCTTGACCAGATCATAGATCTCATGGATGAGTACGATCAAAAACCCTGGTAAGTAAGAAGAGGGTGCTCTATAAAGGGCACTCTCTTTTTAATATGATGAGTATATGGAGGTAAAAACACATGAAGCTTACTTATGATATGGTCGTGGACTTTGCCAGACCTAATAAATCAAACACAATCATTGTAAGTGAGGGAGACGTAAATAGCAGAGTCTGCCACTTTACCCTGCTTGCAAATAAAACACCTATGGAAATGCTCACAGTTACTGCTGCCCTGGTGCGTGCAGTAAAGCAGGATGGTACAGTGATCTTTGGTGACGCTACAATCTTGCAGGATGAGGACGAGCATTATATCAATGAGATAGAGTACACGATCCCTGCAGCAATGATGGATGAGTCTGGGAATATCACCATGACAGTTACACTCCTGGGATCAGACAATACTCAGATCACTTCCTTTGAGTTCTACCTTAAGGTAAGGAATGCCCTCTATAACGAGGATGATCTTGTGTCTGAGTCAGATCTCTCTGGATTCAGAGATCTTCTTAACAGAGCTCTTATAGCTATCCAGAAGATAGAGGTAATGTCAGAGAATACTGCATTGCCTAACCCTTACCCGCTCAACCTCAACATTGAAGGAGAGGAAACAGCCTATACAGGAAGTGAGCAGGTAGATATAACTCTTGAGGATATGGCATATATCTCTGGTGCCACAGATCCAGAGGACAGTATAGATGAGAGTGCGGCAGCAGCCGCAGCAGCTTCTGCACTGGCAGCAGCAACCTCCGAGTATAACGCAGGCTTATCTGAGGATGCAGCAGGTGACTCTGCAACTGCAGCAGCAGGAAGTGCACAGGATGCACTGAATGCAAAAACAGCAGCAGAGACTGCAAGAGGGCAAGCACAGGGCTATGCTACACAGGCTCAGCAGCAGATCAGTAAGCTTAACCTTCCTACTACCGCAGGTACATATAGCCTCAAGGTAACAGTTACAGGTGGCGTAGTTGCTTATAGTTGGGAGTAAGGAGGAGAGATATGGCATTCACACCAATGGAGATTATGGCTTTCATTGTTGGGGTATGTGGTTTCACCCTCACAGTCCTAAACATTATCGACAAGCAGAATACTCTCAAAGGCAAGGCGGCAGAGCCCTTCAATACTCTTAAGAGCAGGGTTGATGCGCATGACGTAGAGATTACGGATATCAAGATGGCTCTTAAGCAGGGCAATGATAGGTTTAGGGAGCAGGACGATACCAACGAGGTACTCATACATTCAGTGCTCGCACTTGTAGAGTTTGAGATACAGTATTGCCTGGTCGAGCATAAAGAGATGAGTAAAAGCTTAGAGAAAGCTAAGGAAGATCTTAACAGTTACCTATCAAAAAGATAGGAGGCACGTATGAGCAGTATTAAAAAGAAGTATGAGACTTTCCCTACATATACTAAAAAAGCAGTTAAGGCACTCCTGGTTGTGGGAGTGATCAGCGCAGAGATTCCTTTTGTGCTGTCTGCATTCGGTAGGGATCCAGTGGCAGAGCTTGGCATTGCCTGGATCACTGAGATAGTCGCAGTGATCTTAGGATATATGTGTAAAGCATACTTTGAAAAGAAGCAGGAAAAGAAACAGAAACTTGCAGATTATGAGGCAGGAATGCCAGAGGAGGAATAATGAACGAAGTAACATTTAACATCTTAAAGATTGTGGTATCTGTGGTGTCTGCACTTGTGGCAGTTTATCTGATTCCTTTTATCAAGGCAAAGACTGCAGATGTAAAGTACCAGAAGCTTCTTGATATGGTAGAGGTTGCGGTAAGAGCAGCAGAGCAGACTATTAAAGGGAGCGGGCAAGGAGCTGCCAAGAAGGAAGAAGTTATAAAATTTGTCACGGACTGGATGATGGAGCATGGTGTAACTATTACTTATGATCAGTTGGAACAGCTCATTGAGGCAGCAGTATTTAATATGAAGAGGGAATAAAATGGGAGAAGTACTAGGTATAGATGTATCTCATCATAACGGAGAGATCAACTGGGAGTATGTGGCTGCAAACAATAAGAAGTTTGCAATCCTTAAGTGCCAGTATGAGGCACAGTCTCACAGGATTGATGAGTACTTTGAGTATAACTATAACGAGGCGGGCAAGTATGGAATTGCCAGGGGCGTATATATTTATATCGCCAGGGCTTCTATGGCTGATCCAGTAGCAGATGCAGAGTCACTCCTTAAGCACCTTAAGGGAAGGAAGCTTGAGTATGGTATCTGGCTTGATCTTGAGGATAAGACAGTAGAGGCTAAGGGCAAGGCATACATAAGAGATCTTGCAAATATCTATGCTGATATCTTTATCAAGGCAGGATACTTTGTAGGTATCTACTGCAACAGAGACTGGTACATAAGACTGATCCATGATGATCTTAAGAGATCTTTCGACTTCTGGATCGCCAGGTATCCTAAGAATGATACAGGCATGTATAACCCAACATCAAGCCTCAAGCCGAGTGCAAGCATTGCGGTAGCATGGCAGTACTCAAGCAAGGGTAATGTCTCTGGTGTGAAAACAAAGTGCGATCTCAATGTGGACTTTGACGGAGTAGTGAGTCTGATCGCACAGACTCCTATTAAGAAGAGCGTGGATGAGGTAGCCCAGGAAGTGTTAGATGGCAAGTGGGGCACTGCTAAGACTAACCCTACAAGAAAGAAGCTGCTCACTCTGGCAGGCTATGACTACGCAGAAGTGCAGAGGAAAGTAAACGAGATTATTAATAAGAAGAGTTAAAATACTTCTGGTGCACACGATAATGCACACGGATAAAAACAATAGCGGAGAATAGCGGATTGCAACCCATAAGAGAGATTGTTCAAATCCCGCTTTCTCCGTTGATCAAGAAGATGGCTTTTAGCCATCTTTTTTTGTGTCCAAATTCAAAAAGTGCCTATTTACATATTGATAAAAGTATAGATAAGTGACATTGTATTTATTAGCGCCTTACATGATGACCTGTAATGCTGGGCGAAATAAAGCATGCTTGGAGAATGATATGACGGGAAAAGAGTTTGTACAGCTGGTTAAACAGGACAAAGATGAAGTAATGGACATCTATTTTTCTGATGAGGAAACAGAAGTGGGACTTATTATAGAAAGGCTTGTAGAAGATGGTGCTTCTATAGAAGATATTCGTAGCCTGGTTAATACCATAATGAATGAAAGCTGCTATAGAATGCTTCTTGCAATAGAAGGTGAAGCATCACTTGGAAGCGTTCAGCAGTCATACAGGCTATACGATGAAGATGGTAATGAACTGACAGGATCAGGAGAGATAGAGACAGAGGCCTTTGATTCATTTATAGAATAA